ATCGGGATTTAATGGAGCTGGGCAGGATATTGATAATTACCCATACGTAAGAACAAGTGGTGTAAGATTGAATATTAAAATTAAATATCATAATTATCACTTACACACGGATAAAACGAATATAGGTAGAAAAGATATATATGCCATAGTTAATGTTGAACCAAAATTAGGGTGGTTTTCAAAAGGTAATGAAATATACTATAAACAATTACCAAACACCACAATTTTTGATATAAATAATCCTGTTAATTTAACAACGGGTCAACCTAACGGTATATATACAGACTTCTACAGGTATGGTATTTTAATTGATATTCAACAAAGTGGTTTAGTGGGTGAAGTGAATTACGTATTTGTTCTACTTCAATTGACTTCAGGTTTGGTTCTTTTGGGTGTTGCATCATCGATTGTAGGATTTGTCGCAAAGTTCCTATTAGGTGACATATCTCCAGTTTATAAAAGTATAATACAAGAAGAATTTGACCCTGTTAATGAGGCCGCTCAATATGCCGCACAAGCGTGTGTAGCATCTAAAGTTTTCAAGGAAGCAGATGAAGATGGTAAAGGTGATTTAGACTTCGAGGAACTTAGAAAACTCGTCAAAAACTGTTTCGCGAAAACTTACGAAAGCGTACAAGAAGATAACAATAGTACAGATAGTGATGATACAGACTCATTCTCCCATGACGATGTTACTGCAATGACATACTACTTAATGCGTGCGGCGGATACAAAACTTAACGAACGTATTCTATACAAAACCGAGAAAACGTTAGACGAATTAAAAGATTCGGTAATTACATTACACGAGTGGCAGGAATTGTGTGTTGCAGGTGTTTTAGAACGTAAGAAAATGCAAAAGATAATAAATCTCAATCCATTTGTTCAAGATATAAAACACAATATTGTTAATCAAAAAAAAGAAGAAAAAGTTAAAATACAAGATAGAGTTAAAAAAATATTTGAAAAAAAGTAAGTTATATCTAAATGATACCTAAATGATATCTGTTTAAAAAGTTAGTATTTTTTAAACACGTATCTATCATTATTTTATTATTCATCCTCATCTACCATATCCGCCCACGACTTACCCTTAATTTGAGTTTTAAGAACCGTATCATCGTCATCTTCACACATAGATTCATTCTCTATAACTTCAAGAAGGCGTTCTTCTATACTTTTACCACCAACATTAACTTCCTCGTACTCTGTATTTATAAGATCAGGGTCTGTAACGTCGCCGTGTGTATCACACAATTCACAGGGTTCGGTAGGAATCTCACCGGGTAAGTGGTTATGTTTTGGTGGATCGGGTTTTTTAGAAACGCTTTTCTTACCACCACTTTTTGATTTTAATTTGGGTTTCAGTTTAGGTCGAGGTCGTGTACCACCATTGGATTGTGAAGACTGGTTTGGGGTTTCGTTATCATTATTATTGTCTTCCGCATAATCGTTTACACACACATTTTCGGGTGGTAGTGTAACCGTTTTATTTGCGTGCATCTTACACGTATTCGTACCATCCAAACATCCTTTTTTACATCTACTACCTTTAGCAGTTAACGCCGTACATTGATTTTTAATACCAACGTTCCGTTTTGGGTCGTCTTGTTTAGAAACAGTTAATGCATCTAATTTATCGTGAAGCAGTTTATTATCTTCACGAAGTGCCTTAACTTCACGCAAAAGCTCTAAAAGAAGTGTATTTGTATCCATTTTGGGTTCGTTCTTCTCAATAACAAATGTTTTTAATTTTTATATAAATTCTACTTTAACTTAAGTTCTAAACAACACTTTATTTATAATAAATTTATGTTTATTATAAATAAAGTTAAAAGAAAAAATATTTTTTGTGTGCATGTAAACAATAGCTAATTATTATCAAAATCTTCATCTTCCTGACCTGCAATTGTTCGTACGTATGGTTTATTAGGTTTTGACACACTATCCATATATCTAATTCTATTTCTTAACCCTCTACTGTGTTCGCCATAGCCATCTCCAATCATCGCCGGGTTGTCTTTTTTCATTTTTTTATAATGTGGAAAGGGGGAAAAGCCCGTGTGTCTAACTGGACCCCATTTAGGTGCATTATTCTTTAAATTGGCGTCACACCCGTGGCCTTTATACCGTTCTTCTGGTTTGGTATTCATAACGCAATCTAACATGTACCCTTCTTCTGCCATGTCTAGTGTAAAATATTCGAGGTGGAATGCTTCCTTCTTATTCTCTTGTGCACTACCCTTACTATACCCCATATAAAAGTCTTTACCATCTTTATTAAACATGAAACGCGTAGGTTTGGCAGTAGTGCTATTATCAGTAGTAACAGCTCCACCATTAAAATAATTCTTCTTTTTCAGTTTAGATTTAATAGTACTTGGTGGATCTACAAACTTAAATTCTTGTGCGTTATCTTCATTACTCGTAAGCCAAACCATTTCTGGTGTTGTGATAGTAGACGCAGATATCTTTTTTATGTAATAATCTGTCTCCGCCGCCAGTACTTGTGGTTCTATGTCACCTACTACACTCGTAGTACTACCAGTTGCGTCATAATAAGCACCCGCCTCTGCCCTCCTATTATCGTCGAGAATAACTTGAAATTTATAACCCTGTTTTTCAGTCCCTGTAGGGACCGCCCCTTCAAAAATCTTAATTTGGTCCATGGAAAACATGTGACCAATCCTACGATAACACTTATCGGCATCAGATTTCCAGTCCCACTGAAAATATACCTCAGTACCCGCAAGAGCCTCGTCTTTACTCATGCCAGATGTAAATGCACCTTTCGATTTTGGTTTATACGTTTGTGAACTCGGTTCGAATAATTCCAAGGATAACCGTAATTGGTCTTCTGATATAACAAGTTCTATAGGTCCTTGACCAGAAGCAGGTAAAAGTGTACCTGTTACAGTGTCACTTATCTTATACGTAATCGTGAATGTATTTGTACCCACCAGGTTTACACTGGTACCACCAGACGTCTTTTTATTATCAAACATGTGTGAAATAAGAGTATCGCCAGAACGATTAATAAAATATTTTTTATTATCTTCAATTTCAGTGGTACCATCCGCACCGAATTTATTAATAACGTCTTTGTTTACCTCCGTTGTACCAACTTTGTGTGTTAAAGTAATCTGTTTAACATCTTGGAAACCCCCTTTATTTTTCCATTTTAATGTAGCTGTGATGTTATTAGATAAATTAGCAAAATCGTACCCATCATCTTCTCCTGCGTATTCCGTATACGGTTCGGTATATGCTTCCGCGTACTCCTCCTTTTTAACAGATTCATCTGGATTAATAATCTGTTCTATTTCTTGCATTTCTGCAACTGGTAAAGAAGGTTCTTCTTCTCCTGGACTTGGTTGGTTTGAAATATCATCTGGTTTTTTTCGTATAAAAAACCAATACACTAAAAAAGATACTACCGCAACAATGAGAAAAATAAATGTATTGTTACTTCTCATTTATACGTTATTAAGATTTTATTATTACCTGTTTTACATCTATTTAATCTAGATTTTGTATCATTCCATAAGTGCTTGTTACCTGTTTGTATTCACTATTAACATACGTTATTCATGGAAACATTGTCGCTTCTAATATAGTCCTCAGTTCCGCTATCCACGTTACGCAGTTCAAATGCATGCCACCCCTCACTTAACTCTTGTTCTGTCATTGTATCCAGTGTTTTTAAACTTAAATAACCAGTTGTTGGATTGGTAACCAAATATGCATCGACAGTACTTTTTAAATCGTCAGTACCGCGTGTATTATCAGGATTTTCTTTTTGAGCGTCTGTCATACTCGCCCACGACGTTTTAGTTTTTCTATTACAGTCTGATACTCTGAATGCGTAATATTTTGTATCATCACCAGTATCACCTTTCGTATACTGATCCTCAACCATTTTAAATGTAGTACAGTATGATCCATCGACGCATCCTTGATTTAGTTTTTCAACATCTTCCACGCAAGTAAGTGCCACGTTCGTAACCCCTCCTGTTGAATATGTAAAATTAACAGCAATATGCTTTTTCTTATAGTTACAATAAAGCTGAAACGCGTTTTTATCGGTTGTTTCGTACCCCCTTTTTTTATTACATATTTGTTTCATAGCCTTATCCAGACGCAAATAATGGTAGTCATATCTACTTGTGTCAAAGTTCCACACGGCATGCCCGTATGCTGTTTTAGTATCTTTATTTCCAAATTTTCTTGTGTTTTTAGATAAAAGGTATACAAGGTTCTCAGATACAGCACTTGATGTTTCTACACCACCCGCGCCAGACGGTTTGACTTTACGTTCCGTCTTTGCAACCGCGTCCAAGGTTAACGAAAGGTCCTCTATTGAAAACGTATCGGTAAGTGTTGTTTTTTTACCATTCTCGTCTTCTGTGAGTATTGCTGATCCACCATCGGTTAATGTATACCGTATACTATACGTGTTTTTACCCAAAACACTGTATGCAGTATTACCACCATCACTACCAGACATGTTTGTTACCGTGTAAGTTAATCCAGATTCAAAATTTTTAAAATAGTCTTCATTAGCTGTAATTACGGTACCATTGGTATTGTATCTTTCAATAACGTGATCGTAAATCGTCTCATTATTCTCATCGTCTACTATCACTCGTCGTATCGTTATTTTTGTCGTATTATTAAAACCGGCTTTATTATCCCACGTAAGTTTTACTGTTACATTTCCAGATAATTCCGCCCAACTCGTATCGTCTGCGTATTCCGTATACGCTTCTGGTTCGTCTGCGTCTTTATCAGGTTTAAAAGTAACCACGGCTTCGCCCATAGTCGCACTCGGAGTTTCGGTCGATGATGGTGTTGGTGCTGGTGTTTTTACGGTCTTTTTCCTGATAAAAAACCAATATACTAAAAAAGATACTATCGCAACAACGAGAAAAATAAATGTATTGTTACTTCTCATTTATACGTTATTAAGATTTTAATTATTAAATATTTAATTAAAATTGGTTCATTTCCATAAAATCATCGTTTGATGTTAAACCACCCGTTGCAACGACATTGTTACCCTTATAAAATTTTATACCTGTATACTCTTCTCCTACGATAGTTTCATCAGATGCAACCGCCGGCCATTGTGTTACTACTCTAATACCACCACCTCTTGCAAACTCCTGTATACCAGGCAACACTGTATTATCAGTTTGACTCCATAAATTATCTTTTTCATTACCAGTTGTCTTCCAGGTTTTATCAGATTGGCCTTTTATTGGGTTTATATTATCAAAACCTTGCCATATACCATCTGAATTATACCAACCTACCTGGAAAGTTACCATTAGCTTATCGTTAATTTTTTTACTAATTAGTTTAAAAATAGGTGGTACACTCCCTTTATTAGCACCTTTACCGTATTCAGTCAGTCCCCATACTTTATTAAAAGGTATTATACCGGTACGAAGGGCACCATACCTACAAAAGTCTTCTTTACCTTCATTTAAACCGTCTTGACAAGATGCGGGATTGGAATTATTATTCTTACAATACCAAAAAAAGTTATCAATCCCTTCTGGTTTAATTTTCCATAATTCTTTTTTTTCATTCTGATCTCCCCAACCGTTTCCACTACCGAGATCAGCGCCTATGAGATTACCTCTGTATTCCTGGTCGCAGAACATCGGCTCTGTCGTTTGCCAACTTTTCCCGGTATCCCCAAAGAATCCTTCGTGTGTGCTGTTATCATCACTTTCCACTGCACCATTCTGTTTATATACAAACTCTTTAACTAAATTTTGATTTCCGACATCCATGTAATACATTTGGTAACCTGGGAATTCTGTACTACCACCTACTTCTGTATTTTTGTTAGATAATATACTAATACATACACTATCGCCACACACGTTGGCGTTGGAGTCAGAAATAGTGTATTGACTAGATGGACTACCTTTTGTCATGTATAAATACAACATACCATCTTCATTTATACTATGTTCATCAAATTTACCATAAATAATTTTAAATTCGGGTTTTCTATACTTAATAATCCAAAGCGCTGATTCTAATTTATTCATATCCGCCTGAATAGAAAAATAATCAATCAGTGTTACTTTTTTATCAGTTTTATCGTAACCCAAAACTTTCGTCGTGTCTGATGCAAGTGAAAAAATCGTACGTTTAGTAGTAGCGCTACTCGATATATCGTCTATAAAGTTTTCGACATAAAATTTAGTTCTTTTACTGGTTCCAGATTCCCAAGAAAGTTTGGTACCGTTCCAAAACAAATACTTAAACACGTCTTTGTTTGATGTTCCTTTATTCGTTTTTGCTTTTATATAAATTACGTTCGTTTTATCCGTTGGTTCTAATTCCGTTTCTAAACCAGCGGTATAATCGGGGGTACCATCTTTTGTAAACGGCATGTGGTTAAGAGATGCAAACGTTTTCGGGCTAAGAATATACAAGGGGTTTTCTACAATAGCCGTATCCTTTACGAAACCACTAGCTTTTGCAGTAAATACAAAATTCTTTGCTTCTACCAATTCCATGGTTAAGTTTAATTGGTCTTCAGTAACATTACATACCTCACACGGATTACTCGCATCATCTGGAGAAGGTGATGTGTATAGAGTATACACTTTAGTTGTATTATCTCTATCATACGCCTTCAAAACCATTTTGTGTACTCCTCTGAAATCTTTTTTGTCTTCCTTTTTTTGAAAATCCATGTTACTAAATGTAACTTCGTTTTTCTCAAAATTTTTTAATTCTTTTGGCAATTTACCTTCACTGTCAGGTTCGTACGTAATTTTTTTAAGGAGTACATCATTGGTAGTACCCTTTTTTTTAAGAAACCATTCGAGTGTAACCTTATTAATCGATTCAAAACCAGCTTTATTATTCCACACAAATTTAAATTTAACGTTATTGGATAATCTGTGAAAAGTAGACTGGTATTCTGTAGTGTCTACGACTTCGTCTGCTTCTGCGTATTCCGTATACTCCTCTGTATTACTCTCCCCTCTTTCACGTGGTAAAAGACTCTTCGTTATACTTTCAACTTCGACCTGAGGACCTCTATTTCGATTACTTTGTTGGTTGTCTGCTGGTAATTTCTTATCGCGTGACCAATATTTATAGAGTATATAAACTACCACGACTGAAAAAATAATAATAAAAACTGAACTCAGTTCCATTTATACTCTATTGAGATTTTATTATTAAATATTTATTCAAAAAATGTGAATATTAGTTTTCGAGTGCATACGAAAAATTATATTTATCTTTATTTTCGTCATTTGTCTCATTGACGATCATTTCAACGCCTTCTTCACTTTTATCATAACCAATTCCTACATCTTTAGTATTTACAAAAGCCCAATCGATACTTTTATATTCAGGTTCGGTTAGGGTAGCATCGATTTTCTTCGCGTAAATTCTATTATCGTTACGTTCAGAGTCTGATGATGTATGATTAGTCGTGACCAAAAACCTTCTAGCCTCGCCAGTAACATTAGCCTCTACCAATTGGATATTATATATGTTTACATCAATTTCCTTATTATCTGATATTGTCAATTTTTTTGTATCCTTTTTAAAGAGTTTAAATTTACTCGCATTCGTACTCGCTTTTTCAAGTGTCCACCCCAAGGTCGAATCATCGTTTATCTTAACGTAGAATTCACCACCTTCCTCATTAGCTGGTGTCCAATGTTGTGCTACATGTGATTCTAAGGACCTATAAGGATTGGTAAATCTAGTACTTTTTATATGAAAACTACGTAAACCAATACGACCCTCGTAATCATTAGCAGAATTGTTGTATTTACTGACATAATGGGGAGTTTGTTTTTCTTGGGGTAACATATTAGTAACCTCATCAAGCCCGAAATCCTTATGATTCAAAATGTGTAACCTTTGTGTAGCAGCGGTACTAGCAGTACATGCCCCATTTTTACAAGTATAGTCTTTTACTAAAGTGTTAGAAGGTATAAACTTGGTTTTTGTTACAACAATATTGAATTCTTCTGTATCACCAGCGGCCCTAAACATAACACCTCTTTGGGCTTGTACCCGTTTTTTAAACATGGGGTCGTTTATAAAACCGTCCAATAATGTATCTCTGTCCCAATAGTTAGTAAAAACGTGTACGTTTGCATTTTTATCATAATAAGTGTTCCAACCACTATTAGAGTAGTCATTTGTACTAATTCTTAATACACTTGTGTCTGGAAAAAGTTCTGAAGTCCCTATGTTACCCAAATCACGTCGTCCACCTATTTTTATTTTTTTCTCATCGTCTGTTGTTTGAAAGGGTCCCGGTATAACGTAAAACGATTCTTTCACGATATCCGTAGAAACTTGGATATCTTTGTAAGCAGGTTTAATACTTCTCGTATCAGTCGCTGTCATTGAAAGTGTTAAATCCAAATCGTTATCCGTAACATCAGTACCCTCGAAAGTTTCCGGTACTAAATGACCTTTTGTTGTACCGATAACATATTCGATACGCATGTGTGTTCGCCCCACAACGCTATAAGCGGTATCGTTGCTCTTCTTATTCCCAAACTTAATCTTATACCCGTCTTTAAAACTAGTAAACATATTGGCGGCGTCACCGGTTTTTTTAATGGATGCGTAAGTATCCCCGTATGTTATCATAGTTGCAGGAACCTCCGTTTCGATACCTTCGTCGTTTTTGTAAAACGCTTGCATTTTCGTAGGGTAAAGTGCTGTTTTGGACGTATTACGGTCCCCGTAAGATTTATTATCTGTTGGTGGTTGTTCACTATCAACGTATCTATAAAATCTAAGTTCGTCAACCGTTCCAAAACCTTCACGGTTACCCCATCCTAGATATAAAACGATATTCCCCGATAGATCTTTTTGATCCTCACCCGACAAAAATTCCGTATACCCCTCCGTCATATACCCTTCCTCTTCGTTGGAACTATTCGGGTTAAGTTCAAGAATAGTTTCGTCGATTTCTATTCTTGGAGCGTCGGCCGATGATCTGTTTGGTGCAGGTGCGACATCACTACCACCCTGGTATTTTTTGTAAAGCATATACACAATAAGTATAGCAACAATAATAAATAAAATAATACTTACGTTCATACTAAGTTTTACGTTTATATAATATTTTATTTATTACATTTTTTTTATATTTAATTCGTACCCGTGTTAATTCTTTTAATCGCATATCCATTGGGTTTGTCCATTAATTGTGACCCTCTCAGCAAAACCAGTTGTACCTGTTTCGCGCATACAATACTTTACATCGTACCCCGGTGTGTCCGAATTTACAATATCCATTACCTGTAATTTTATACTCGTCATGGGCCCCCTTGGGTATAAAAATTCAGCCGTGTCGCCATCCTTAACTATAACCTCGTTCCACTTATTTATTAAACCATTTGTTAACATGTTAGATTTACAATCCTTACCGTTTCCGGATTTTGGTGTAGTAATCTTATATTTAACCGTACTCGTTTGTTCAGCACCATCGTTCCATACAGCGTTTGAACTTGGAATTTCCCACTTACCAACACAATCAATATTAGGCTCTACACTTTGTTTATTAGAACTAGTTCTAGAACTAGAACTAGAACTAGAACTAGAACTAGAACTAGAACTAGAACTAGGAACTAGTTGACGGTGGTTTAGCTAATACAATTTTAGAGTTTACACTCCACGGATGATCGCTTTTATTTCTTCTTATGAAATGATCCCAATTTTTTGTCTTAGAAGTAACGACATTGTCCTTACATTTTTTTGGATCGCCATCATTAAGTCTTTCATTCATCGCGAGAGCATTTTCGCCGTGTAGTACACACGTGTTCCTTAACTGAGGTACCCCGTTTTCTGGTAAACCGTGATAAGTCTTGTAGCTTCTGAAGTCTACATCTGGATTGACTTCGAGAGAGTTCTGTTGATAATTTGGTGTGTCTTTATTATATTCGGAAAAGTAATCAGCACCCGAACAATCATCCTGTAATGAACATTTTTTCAAACAATCGTCTAAAGTAAAATTAGTCCATTGTATTCTAGGAGTTCCACCACACATTTTTTTCCTTTTTTCGTAAAAATATGAATCCCCCACGCTATTTGCTATGTCCATGTGTTTATAAAGTGAATTATCTGTGTTCAAATCCAAACCATCAATTTCACTGATCGGTATCTTTTTTGTTTGATTACACATCGGAATCTTACACGAAGTATCCGGGTCCAATTGTTCTACTTTATTACACAAATTACTCGAACCAGGTGTATGCGTATGCGTTGGACAACTTAAACTTTTAACGGATACAGCATTAAACATTGGGGGAAGAGTTATTGGTGTCAAATCTTGAAAAAAACAATCGTTTCTAAGTTGACAGTCTACCTCTTTTGTCTTACCCTTATTCTCACATTTACCATCTCTAAGCGATTCTTTATTAACCTGATATTTCAATGTCTGTAAACCTGGACCACATTGTTTACTACACGAAGTCGATTGAACCCATTCCCCTATACAATCTTTACCTGGAACATCTTTACAGGCATCCGATTCACCTACTACAGGGTCGTCACAGTTTACTGAATTAGGAGCTGGTGGAAGTTCTGGGAAAGTACGTGCTACGCATGGTTGTGTGTTACAGGCTTTACTTTCAAAACTATACATTCGTTGTAAACACGGTTTACCACCCGCGTAAGCATTTGATACCACTTTATACATTCTATGTTTATAACCACCACCGCACGTTCTCGTACACGGGGACCAGTCAGCCCAACACCCTCGACAATCGTTAGGCTTTTCCCCTTCAATTTCACTACCCGGTGGACACTGTGGCCCAAACCACGAGTCGGGTGTTTGGTAATTAGGATTCCAATTACTTGTTCCACATGCTTCGGTACTTGAGCAGTCGTAAAGTTTGGGGTCAATATAACCGTGAGAATATGGACAGGCATTACCACCTAATGCTTGTCCTATTACATGTTGATATCGTTTCTGTTTTTTACCAGCACCACAGAATGAATCGCACTTACTATCCACCCATTCACCTACACAGTCTTGTTTTGTAGCTTCTGGTGCTGGTGGTTCTGGTGGACAAAATTGAGTATTACACGTTTTATTATCTAATTGTCCGTCTACTGCTTCACATGATTTACCGTTACCTTCCTTTTCTGTTTCAATGGTATACTTTCTCCTTTGAAAACCACCACCACACGCTTTTGAACAATCTCCCCAATCACTCCAAGAACCTATACAGTCCACACCTATAAACTTGGTTGGTATTTCTATACTATCTCCAATAGGTGTATTAGTATTACTAACACTGGTTACGTTAACTGAAAAATCAGATTCTTTAAATTGTAAATCTATAGTTGTTGCCAAATTAGTCTCACTTCTTTCGTTATAATAAACGTAAAGTTTATTCGTACCTGTAAAAATTTTTTTATCGACATCTGTATTTTTTAATAATTCTATAGAAACGTCGTTAAAATCCTTAAGATTTTTGGGTGTTGAATCTTCGACCTTTATTATTTCTGATCCATCGCTATATTTTAAAACCAAAATCCATTTTGTTACTATACCTTCTACATTTACACGATTTTTCCACTTAACATCTAGTTTGTTAAATGTAGGATACCCTTCTTTGGTATTACCACGCACACTATAAATTACCACGGAAAGTAATAATAATGATACGAGAAACAAAACAATTCTATCGTGTTTCATTTTCTATATGCAGATATTTTTTCCTGGTAAAGTTTATTTTTTTTGTTTATCGATAGAATGTTTTTTAGTTTTAAAGTGTAAAGTACAATACTTCTCCCCCTGTAGACATCGTCGTGTACACTTTATACCTTTCTTGGTAACGTGCGAACACTCAAGTTTGGGTTCGAGAACCTTTTTGGGTATTTTTTTAGGTACGGGTTTAGAATTTTCAACTAAACTTCTAAGTTTTGTAATTTCCAAATCCTGGGATTCAACTCGTTCTCTAATATATTTCAATTCGTTCGTAACTTTAATCAGTATCTGGCGATCACGATTTTTTATTTCGTTTATGAGTGATATTATATCTTCCATATTCTAATATTAAAAAATATTTATATACTATAAAAATGAATACACGTCCTGTAACAACCGTTCTATCAGAAGCTGTTTTAATAGGTTTTATTTTACAGTTTATTTTTTGGGTCATGAAAACGTATGTATATAAGGGTACAGGGTCGCTTATTATATCAGGTGCTTTAGTACATTTATTTTTTGAATATTCACCTTTCGGTAACATTAATGAAAAATGGTGTAAAATAATATTTAATTAAAAGTTTGGCCATCCCATTTGAAATAACAAATTAGATAATTCGTTCTCTTTACACTGATTATATACGATATCATTATTCGTCTCTTCTTTTATGCAATCGATTTCTTCGTTATAATCATTTATATAAGACTTATAAAAGGCTTTTTCTTCACCAACATTGTGACCAGCATCTAAAAGAGCGCCAATTGTATATCTTCTAAGAGTTATTCCAAGTTCTCTAGCTGCTTTTCTAACAGCTGCTTTTCTAACAGTAGATGTAATATTTTTCCTATGTTTTAATCCTCTCATTTTTTTATAAAGTTCTTCTATTATTGATGTTGTTGCGTAATAAACGTATTCTATTTCGTTTATATTCATATGACTCCAATTATCTCTATCAACTTCGAGTCGTTCGTTTATTTCAGAATCTGGATCGTATACAGTTTCACTATCATCATCCGATGAAGAATAAATATTACCAGGTACACGAATTGGATCTATGTTCACTTGTATAAATTCACCCGGGTTTAAGGGTAAAGGTGGTACACTATCGTATAAAGTAATGTCATTTTCGTTAAACTCACCCGGAAAAGGAGGTAACCGTGGAACTGGTGAAAATGGTGGTAGTGGTACATCTAACCTATTCGTATAAAAATCATCGGGTTCAGAATCCGTAGTTTCGTATGTATTATTCAATACTACGTGGATATTCTTCATATGATTACACATTTTAAGATAATCACCCTCGGATAATATTTCCGAATTCAAATCTATGATTTGCATTAAAGAAACAAGATCATCCATTTTTAAATTAAATATATAATAATTTTTTTAAACTTATATTATAAAAGAACTATTATTTTTTAATTCCTTTCAGAAGTAATAAAGCTTGTACAGCTTCACCTATTTCTTTATGTTTTAAACAAAATCCGTTCTTACCAGCTCTACAGTAACAATTCTCGTAAGAACAATTTGGTCGCATAATTAATTTATATTTTTACATTTTTAAAACTCACTTAGGTTTTTATATTATATCATTTCGTCGTCATCCTCAATTTCTAAAGTTTTTTTCAATATAACGTCTTCATTTTCTAACGCGTGTTTTACCATATCATACGATACAGATAAAATCGCAATTTTATATACAAAAAAACTAAACATTGTTGTCATATAATTAAAATCAAAAGGCATATTTTCGTAATTCCATACAGATTCAAACACAGAAACAGATAAAGGAATGACAAATTGATTTTTAAAAATATAATTATTGTTCTCTAAATTATCAACGTACTTATACAACATGCTCACATATAAAGTAGACGCACCTACACCAACCATGGATGATAAACCATTAACAGGACCATGACTTAAGAAAGAATACGACGTTATAATTGCTCCATATTTTATAGTATCTTTATAAATTCTATTTTTCATATTTTCATATTCTTTCATACTTTCTTGTCTTTTTTCCTCTGAAAATACAACTTTTTTATATGATTTATTTAAAAAAGGTTTTATAGTTAACATAACTGTTTTTATAAATAAAAGCTTTTCTTTTTATATTTGTAAGATCTAGGAATATCTATCACAATAAGTTCACCACTTTCGTTATGTGAATATAAACGATCATAAATTATATCTGTTTTTTCATCGTAATGTTTAAATGGTTTATCCATTTCAACTTCTTCTTTTTTTATATAATAATAGTCGTTTGTAATAACACGACGTAAAGTATTTAATATATTGAAACTATAATTAGAAATAGAAGAAAACATTTTTTATTATTTGTTAGTATCTATATACCCCTTATATTCTTTTTCCAATGTTTTTTTCTTAGTTTTTACTTTTTTAAAAAAACGTTTAAACGTTCTAAAAATATTAAATACGTTTGTATCTTCAATATCTTCTACGTATGATCTGTAATATTCTGGAAAGTTTACAAGGAAACGAATTATATAATGAATACTATTTATTAAATCTAATATAAAACACAAAAATACATCCAATACTAAAAATAATAGCTCTTTGATTTTATCAAACGGAAAAACTTTATATACAGCTACTGGATAAAGCCACCAAGTCATATGTATGTTTAAGAATCTTTTTTTTATCTATAGTTACTACAAGATGGTTTCACTCCAGGAGTTACCTAAAAAAGTACAGTATATATCAGTAGATTCAAATTTTGTTACGGGTACAAATAATACATTCTCTGTAGACCTTAACCTTACTTCAAATACACACGTATCTGACATAAGTAAAGTCATTGGTTTAAAGGTCGTTGATTTTTACGTTACACAAGTCGGGGGTTCGGGTTCAGGTACAGGGAATGGTGCAAAATACATCGACATAATATGCGAAGATATACCAAAAATCGCCCAAATACTCGACGAACGTAAGGGACAAATACTTACACGCATGGCCCTAGAAAGACAATTCGACGGGAATGCTCAACATAAAATGCATGATAAACAGTGGAAAGGTTTTAATAGACCTACCATTCTATTTAATCCGATATCAATAAAAAAGCTTAATTTTGAACTATACGAATTACAAGGAGATGGAGATTACGTAACTTTACAACCCGATTCTAACTGGTTTATGACATTAGAAGTAACAACAATAGACGTTAAAGAAAAACCCATAAACAGGGAAATACAGATATTGTCTGCTTTAGAAAAACTTATCGGGAAAATCGATGAATTAAACGTAAACGTTAAACGACTTCCGGATAAATACGATATCGAAAAAATGGAAAAAGAAAAAAAGAAATACCCATTTAAATATCTATTCCTTTTACTAACTATACTCGTAGGTTGGTTTGTATTTTATAAAAATAAAATAGCACCAAATCCTGTTATTTAAAGTTATTTCTTAGTAGTTGGCTTTTTCTTAGCTGGAGCTGGGGTTGGAGCTGGGGTTGGAGCTGGGGTTGGAGCTGGAGC